ACCTGCTGGGATCTATCCACAGGGAACAATTGTTCGGGTTGCTGGAGGCAGGAGAACCCCGATCCTGACCCGAACAATTTGCCAAAGAATGACCCCGATAACAAGCCCGATCCCGATCAAAGCTCTATAATAAGCCCGATAATAACCCCGATTATACCCCGATCCCTATGCCTACAGGAATTGTTCGGGAGAACCCAAGAGTACCCCCTCCAAGTAAATATGCTAGTTTTTGGGTTTTACGCTACTTTGCTCTATCAAGTTTGGGTCTTTATGGGTAGTTATGGCTGTTTTCATGCGTTTCTGTGCTATCTCTTGGAATTCCTGTAGTTTTGCCAGTATTTCGTCTCTTGTCATACTGTCTGTGCGTTCATGTAGTACATGAGCTTTGTTTACAAGCAACCCAGTAGCCTTTAAACGCAATTCTTCAGCCCGAATAGCCTCACCGAATTTACCGCTCTCCCACGCTTCGTTACGGATTTTAAGAAGATCACGCACCGACTTATCAATAGTAACCCCGAAACGACTACGAGCTTCTTCACGCATTTCCTGATAGCGTTCCTGAACGACTGGGTTACGCAACAGTCTTACAGCATCAACGCCAGGATTTGCGTATCCTGCTCGCCTAGCCGATTCTGTCTGCGTCATATCCTTATGCATAAAGTTATTTAAAAAATCTTGCTGTTTATCAGTCAATCTTTTCCACCCAGCGAGTCGTTGTTCCTTAGTTAAATTTTGTGCTACTTTTGGCATCTTATTTCGTCTCCATTCTACGTTAGTTTAATAGGGTTGGTGGGCGGTTTACTTACCGCCACCTAAACCCCCCTTTAGGGGGGAAGTTCGGTAAGTTGGTAAGTAGCCATAAAAATCAATGACTTAGAGCTAAATTCTAACTTACCGTGATAAGAAGTAACCTCCGTAAGTTGCTTCAAAAAACCGAACAATTTCAATGACTTACTACTTACCGTCATTTTTACTTACCGAGTAAGTTGGTAAGTGGTAAGTAAATCACTCATAAAGCACCACAATTTTAGGGTCATTGGTAGGCTTATAGAACGTACCATTAAGGGTACAAACATATCCTAAATATCGCATCATTTGGTCGTAATTTCTGTAGCATTCAGAGCATGAATATATGTCATACGAACAATTCATGTGATGCAGAACAGAGTGATCCAATTGTTGAGTAATACCTTTTTCTGTTGCGCAACCAAGACAAATTGTTCGGTTATTCATCACCAGTTCCATTCCGATAATAATTTTTTCTTTACACTGCGAACAATTCTTCTGTTTTTTCTTAGGCATTAGCTCACCTCCACTTTTGCGAACAAGGGGGAATCACCTTCCAGTCTGTTCTTAGCTATTTCAATATACGACTCATTTAGCTCAATAACGGTTGCATCTCTATTGTTCCTGTCAGCGACCAATGCGGTAGTTCCCGATCCACCGAAAGGGTCTAGTACCCGATCTTGTTCGGTTTTACTGGTATCGCAATCACATTGCTTAACAAATCCTTTATCTTCTTTTGTCAGCGACAACATATTCTTGCTATTCATACGGGTAGGCTTATCCCGTTTAGGTATAACGCCAACCATATGATCCCGAACAATTCTATCTGGAACGTCAGTTGTGATCATTTCACGCCTGTACGACTTCCCGCAACCCGAACAAATCTTCTCGCTAGATCCAGCCAGTATCGCTGGTTCGATCAAATCTGTAGGAAACACAGCAAAATGGGCTTCTTTGTAAGGCTTTGTGTTAACAGTCCAGACACTACGCTTATTCTTTGTTTCATATGACTTTTCCAGACCAGTATGCGGATTTAATCCAGTACCTTCATTGTGATATTTACCATTTGTTCGGTCTCTGGTTCCCCAATCCTGTGCTTCTTCTTTGATAGCCACATTATCGTAGTAATAATAAGGGCTTTTACTCAAAAGAAATATGTATTCATGGGCTTTTGTGCATCTATCCTGTACGCTTTCGGGCATCGGGTTGGGCTTATGCCAGATTATATCTTGCCTCAAATACCAACCATCAGCTTGCAAGGCAAACGCCACACGCCACGGGATTCCGATCAAATCCTTGGGCTTTATACCCACAATAGGCGGTGGTCTAGTAACCCCGTAGTCAGTATTACCCCGAACAGTTTGATTCGTTGTGCTAGTTCTACCGCCACTAGAGTAACTGTCGCCTAGATTCAACCATAGAGTTCCATCATCTTTAAGTACACGCTTGACTTCACGGAACACATTGACCAGCGACTCGACAAATTGTTCGGGTGTTTCTTCCAGTCCGATTTGTGAATCCACTCGTTTTGCACCACATTTTATACAATCACCTGTGGATAAACTAGCTTTGTTGCTACCTCTACCGCCTTCATCAATGAAGTTCCGATTATTTCCCAGAGACGCTCCTTCATGCGAACAATTCTCCGATCCACCTACCCAAGTAGCCGTTCCGTAATCACGCAAACCGTAATATGGAGGACTTGTCACACATGTTTGGAAATGCTTATCGGGTAAGGTTTTAAGCACCTCCCGACAATCGCCTATTTTTATATCTATCATATTACCATAAATCCGTTAGAGCGTTTTGTTTGATTAAAATAGCATCACCAACGATAACGTCAGTCATACCAAAACTCTTAACCCAATAATCTGTAGCTTTATGATTAATACTATTTTTTTTTAATTTACCCTCTTCATCAATAAGCATTATATCGCCATTTTTTAAGAGTATTCTTTCAACCCAACCACCGACAAATTCCTGTGCTTCTTCGAGTGTAGGTTGATCTTCTTTTTTATTTATAACTTTCAATTTCATTTTATACCTCTTGACTTACGCTTTGTGTTTCCATGTTGCTATGAAGCGTGGTGTAATCACGCCTTTTAGCTATAGTTTCCCATTGTTTCACGGCTTGATCGTAGTTATCAGCTTCGATTTGAACCATGTAATACTTTGTTTCCTTACAATGGATAACAAACTTTTCTTTTGGTAGTTTTCTAATCATCATGCTCCTCCAAAACATCCAGCCATAATTTCATGGCTTATAGGCTCTTCGCCAAAATTATCAAATATAGCACTTTCTATTAATTGTTCGCTTTTGGGTATATCGTTACGACATTGATTCAACGTCATATACTTTACTTGGCTTTCGTGCATGATACACTTCTGTTCACCACCGTCATAACGACTGCCCTCAACCCAAACGACACATATGAGGACAAACATTTTAACCATTGTCTTTTTCCTCTTCTCTACAACGATCACATTGATCTTTAGGGTGAGGCGGTTCTTCTGCCCAAAAGATTTCGTTACAATCTATACATTCGTACTCGCCCATTTATTCCTCCTTGATTTCCCGAACAATTCTTCGCTTTGTCCGCTGGCGTTCTTTAACTCTAGCAGATTTTTTGAGAGATTTTTCCCATGATCTGCTAGTGCTATGAATTTTTGCTCTTTTTACCATTGTTTCATTTTGTACAAAGCCCGAACAATTTTATCTATAAAGGTAATTTTGTACGGAGTAGCTTGTTGAATATGTATTTTTATAAATTTTTCATTAAGCAATTTGTTTCTCCTCATCTCTTGTTGTTGGATTCCATTTATGTTGAATTTCTTCGATTTCAGATTGACTAACACCGTATGAACGTAGTGCTTTAGCCATGACCCGATCCGCAGTATCTGTCCATACAATCGCATGTAACATTGCCCAAATCCATGCACCAATTTCTTTCTCCTTTGTTGTGTTATTACGAGATTGATTACCACCAAGTATATGACCGATTTCATGTAAAGCAGACACATAATAGCCCGTATTCTTAGTCGGTCTAATGGTTATATGTCGCCTAGACGGAATAGCTGAATACCTAGGATTAGTTTCTGTTAACGATTGATAGCTTACAGATATATTTTCAACTGCACATAATTCTTGGATATGCAATGCCATATCAATTCTTTTAACTAATATCATGGTTGTAACCTCTGAAAGTTAAGTTCTTGTTGAAATTCATTAAGCAAATCTTTTGCATGCTCTACATACATGTCAGTACCAAACTTGACCTTGACTTGCTTTAACACTTGCTCATTTGTGTAGTCTTTCAACTGCTCACCTACGAACAATTCTACTTCAAGTAACTTTTCAGATAGTCTACTCATTATGACTTCTCCCATTCATTTATTTGCTTTAATAAACTTTCAGCATATTCGTTTCTGCCCTCAAACAAAGCATCTTGAAAACTGTCTTGATAATCAGAGTTCAGATACTCTTTATATTCTTTCATTTCATTAGCGATATGCTTTTTGATTTTATCAACGATTGATTTGTTTTCGTTGAATACACCCGTTAATTTAATTGCAGTCATCTTACTTTCCTTCCTTTGCTAGTTAAGATAGTCCTTTATAGTTACTATAGTATTCAATACCATGTCAAGCATCTTTTTTATTTAATACATAATCATGTGTAATCTTGCCTAATTCAGCATTGCCAACCTTTTGTTGATCTATCCAAATTCTTTTAAGAACATCGCCTTTTTTATTCTTTAACACTCTCCAATGTCCTCGTCTCCAATGCTCTCGCTTTGGTGATCCTTGACCCGTAAACATACGAGAATAAACCCGTTTACCTCTAGGCTTTGGTAAGTTAATCGTAACGACCTTATATTCGTTCTTAGGAACTTTACGACCAAAGGCTATATGATCTATCTTTTTAGGCGGAATAACTGTCTCTGTGGCGATTAAATCGTAGTTTAACAACCCAAGTAATGCAATCATAAACCTAGCATCACCTTCCATAACATTATAAGACACTTCCATAAATTGTCTCATTTCTGATTTATTCCAACCATAATCAAATTTTTCTTGACTTATCATCCAGTGCATAGATGCAGTTTGTGTTGTGGTAAGCCGTTGCCTAACTTGATCTAAATAATATTTATCTTTTTTAGTTCCATTGTTCATATATTCTACAACGTACCAACTGCCAAGATATGCAGATGTAGATTGCCATGATGCCATGTTCCAATCTTTATCGCTCATAGGCTCTTCATTACTTGCTGTAGCAGAAAATCTATCAAATGGTTTTTCGTTATCAATAGTGAATCCGATTTGCGGAGATACCATATAGGCTTTCCCCTCAGTTTCGTATCTTGTGTATAAAGCATATATAAAATCATTATTATGCTTCATAATATGATAACCAACGGGCATAATAGTTTCATTTATTTCATAAGTTTTACCATTTGATTCATGGATTTTCTTTAATAGTTCTTGACGATAAACCTCATCCCACTCAATCCATAAAGAATTAAATGGTGGTATACCTCGCTCCAACATATTAAAAAGTATTTCGGGTTTTGCCATACTTGCTTGTACCGCATGCTCAATAAGACCTTTGCTTAATACAAATTTTTGAGCAGTAACGATTTCAGTCTGTACGTTACGTCTCATGCCCTCTGCATATTTACCGCCTTGCCATCCAAGTATATTTCTTTTGGCATCTCCAAGAGCTGTAATTAGTTCGTTTGCTAGAATTGGTTTTTCCATAATTATCTCCTTACGATAGACCTATATAATCTATATATGTAATGATAACTACATTGTCAATGGTAAATTATTCTTTTTTGGTTTTCCAAAAGTATTCGTCAGTATCGCCTAGCCTTGTGTTGTTACCGTTTTCAACTTGGTACTCAACTGTGCTAACTTTAAA